GCTTTCTCCTGAGTGGGAATAAAATCTGCAGACGATGCGAATGTAGCAGCAATAATGCCATCACCGATTAGTTCGCTCAATTCATCTGCTTTAAGGTTCGGGAATGCTTTAATTATCTTATCTTCGGCTTCCTCGAAAGACTTGCAAGACTTAATTATCTTGGTAACGGCTTCGATATTAGCATCCATTTGAGATTGACCATCGTCAATTGGCTCAGAGAATCCTAAGCCATCAGTAGTAGGAGTTGCTGTTGGCTCTGTGATGGTAAAGTCATTATCGTTGAAGCCATAGACACGTTTGATGTATTCAGGAGTGAATCTTATTCCCATATCCCAAAGGACTTTATCTCTATCGGCTAGAATCTTATCAACATCGGTACCTTCGTACATGATGAATTGAGGTGCCGCTTGACCAGAGAAATTAAGCTCTACAGCAATTTGTATCAACTTATTGATAGCTGTTTCAACCAAATACTTATCGGTATCAACAACATCACCGCGGATTTGCAAGTGTGTTTGGCTCATAGCATAGGAACCAGTGTCGCCTTGCTCTGTTGTTAGTGTTTGCGATAATATTATTTTGCTTATTTCAGCATTGAGATAGTGAATAAGCCCTTGGAACAAATCACCTGAACCGCTTTTATTAGATTCAAGTAGAACAATATCAGTATCAACTGGTAACACTCCAGCGAAATTAGATTGAATATTTTCAAGGGCAGTTTGCAATTGACCCATACTACTCTTAGCCGATGGCTTACCAGCAAGAGCGGGAGTGCCGAACTTCTGGCAATATTCAGCCCATAATCTTTGCGTACCTACTTTGAATAAAACAGGATAGATACATTTTGATAGCACCGGATATCCGTAGGGATTATCGTAGGTGGCATTATGCCTAATGACAATGAATTTATTGTTAGGCGTTGGTATAGATTCTGTTTGGTCAGCAGATTTGAACCTTAGCATATTATTGACGTCAAACTCGAACCAATCGGATGGCTTACCTACCAAATCGACTGGTACTAAGTACCCGTTTTTTTGTGTATAGAGAATTTCGAGAGGAGCAAAGCCGAACAGTACAGCGTCTAAGATGTCTTGAATCACTCTGCGTAAATCGAATGTAGAGAGGAATCCTGACACGAAGTCATCAACAGGTTGATTGTTTGTTGGCACTAGAGAATATTCCAGCGATAGCACTCCAGATTTTCTACTCTGCACACAAGAGAACACGTGAGGGTCATTGAGTAAGTTTCTAAGTTTACGCAGTGTAAAGTTATTATCTCTCATTAGTTTGTCGGGATTCAGGAGAGCACCGTTTGATGCTAGCGAACCCTCGAACTTGAATCGAGTTCCTATCGAACTTAATAGTTCCTCGAAGTAATTAGAATTTTCATCCATTGTTAAATCCAATTATTATTATCAAAATAGTTATTTTTCTTATTAATTTTCAATATGTCCATTGAGCTATCGCCACCGCTTCTATGTCTGTTAAGATACAGAACAGCTTGCGACACAGAATCGACAATATCGTCATGTGAATTAGCGCCAAACTCTAGCATTTCTTTTTCAAAGTCATAGTTCCAATCGGCTTGGCGGATAAAAACCTTGCGAGCTTCAAAGGTAGCAGCAGCGATATTGAGGCGAAGCTCCTTCTTCCCTATCGGCTTAATGCCCTTGATGTGCATAGGGCTATTTTCCCGCATGTGCTGAATGAATGACTTGCCTGGTGTTGAATCTTCTACTATGTCAAGGTCTGCTGGTCTTTGCTCGTTCAATAATGTCGCGGTAGCTACAAGGTCAGGGAACAATATCTTAGCACGGTACATCCTATGCAGATAAAGTGAATCGCCAACGAGATACCATTCAGTTGCAACAGTATAGTCATTCTTAGCGCCATCTTCCAAAGCAGTATCCCAAGAGCGAATAAACATATCGTAGATTGTAATTTCGTAATCATAATACTGAAACCATTCAGGGCGAATAATCATTGTATCGCTAGCCATTGGGGTCTGCTGGTAAAGAGCGGAAAAGAAATAAGAACCAAGGGTTTGCTTAATGTCCATTAGCTCTTCAATGTTAAATTTCTCTTCCCATAGTGGCTGGTTATTCTCATTGATTGCTGGGAATATTACCTTCCTGAATTTATTATCTTTATCGTTATTGATAATTCTTCCCGTTAAGTCGTCAAGGTGCCAGCGTGTTTGAACGATAATCAATTTAGTATTACGAGTGAAACGTGTCATAAGAGTAGAGACGTACCAATTCCATGCTTTATCCCTCAAACGAGATGAAGCAGCATCTTCAGCATTCTTAACTGGATCATCTATGATAACTAAGTCAAAGCCCTTACCAGTTAATTGTCCATCTATCCCTGTAGCGAAAAAAGAACCGCCTTGTTTCGTTTGGAAATAATTTTGCTTAGAAATGACTGGCTTCCTACCCATCATGGTGTAAAGCTCTCTAGCTTGCAAAGTCCATGTTGTTGCAAACTCTGCAGCATAAGTAACAAGTAATACTTTAGCATGAGGATTATTGATCAACCACCATACAGGCAAATATTTAGATATTAATTCAGACTTGCCGTGTCGTGGCGGCATATTTACTATAAGGCGATTAATATCGCTATGATACATATCGCATAGCAGAGTATCTAAAAGCTCAATATGAGGTGGCGTCATATATTCAAAGAATGAATATTCCTTGGCGATATTAGCCGGAGTGTTTAATATTTCTCGCATGTTATTCCCTGGAGCGTGGAACAGCGGTAAGGGTTAATTGTTCCGCGTCATCTGGTAAGCCAGCTTCGAGCATTTTCTCTTTCAGCTTTAAGTTCATAATAGAAACTTCGTGATTGAGAGCAGCAAACAGATACGATCTATGCTCATCGGATTCAACTTTGTTATGCAGTTTTCGCAGCAAGAAATCGCCCCAGCTAGCCCTTGCACTCGTGAAAGCAGCTTTAATATCTTCCTCTTTGTCCACTCTACTGTAGAGCGATGCTCTCGTTACTCCAAAATAATCACTGACTGCATACATATTGCCGAAAAATTCTTCAAGCTTTTCGATTAACAAGTCATTGGGAATGATAGGGAGACTTCTTCTGGAGTATGTTGCCCATATCTTTTTTACTTCTGCATAGTTATCTTTGTTCAGATAGTTGTAGAACGTAGAATGGCTAACGTCTAATCGAGCTAAAATCCTATTGTAATCCTTTTCTTCTTCGATTACTTTCTTCAGAAGTGCTGGTGTTATATTCATATTCATAAAAAAAATTCCTAAAATAATGCAAATAAGGGCTAAAAAAGTGGACAAACCTATGGACATTTGTCCATTTTTTTGTCCATTTTATAGTAATAAATTTGCACTGTGTTATAATCTAAAAAGAAAAAACTATTATGAATGGAACTTGGAAAGAAGTATTTGCATCGGGGACTTGGACGGACAGCAGCGGTAGAACGCAGAGTTTTAGCGAAGCTGACTTGGATAAGATTATCAGCAAATACAATACTCGCATAACACAAAGTCCGGTGGACATGGCACCCATCACTGTGGGACATCCCAAGACGGACACGGCACCGGCTTACGGCTGGGTATCTGCATTAAAGAGAGATGGAACTAAATTGCTTGCACAATTCAAAGATGTCGTTTCGGATTTTGCAGACTTAGTAAAGCAGAAGGTATATAAGAATACCAGCATTGGCATTACGGGTGATTTGGACTTACGGCATATAGCATTTCTGGGAGGAGTGCCACCAGCCGTCAAGGGTCTTTCTGACATAGCATTCAATTCAGGAGTGCAAACTTTTGAGTATGCTATAGATCAACCGGAGAACCCACCACAAAAGGGAAATAACGAAAGTGAAACTAAACAAGGAAATAATATGAATTTCGATGAATTAAAAAAGCAGATGAGAGAAGCTATCCGTAGCAACTACTCAGACGAAGTCGCTGCAAAGTTTGACGCGCTTATTGCTAAGCTCGTTAAAGGTGAATATGCAGACCAAGACAAGCTAATAGCAGACTTACAAAAGAAAGTCAGTGAATTAGAAAAAGCAGAGAACAAAGAAGCTAACCCAGAATTTTCAGCATTGCAAAATCAATTTGAAGCAATGAAGAAACAAAACGAATTGTTAGCTAATCAAAACAAAGATATGTTGTACAGTCAATATTTTGACGGTTTAATTGCAAAAGGTAAGATGACCCCAGCACAAAAAGCATCATTCAAGATCGTTTTTGATTCGATGGTAACATCTGACTTTAGCGAAAGTGCTGATGGCATGAAGAAATTAAACGACTATGTGAATACTCTTCCTGATCAAAACTTATTGAAAGAGTTTGCAAGTAAAGACAATTACACTGACGAAGATAAGCAAAGAGATGAATTAATCGCTAAACAAGCCAAAATGGTATAAGGAGGCATAAATGGATTTAGATTATGGATTAAATGCAGCAACAGGCACTATTATCACTGAAGATATTATTGTTGATTTCAACCCTTTCAATGTAATTACTGCTTCCTTACAATCATTGGAAAGCGGTAAGTCTGACAAGGGTCAAATCATGCAAAGAGCTAGTAATGGCAAATACGCACCATTGTCAAGTTTAACAGATGTTCATGCTGGAACTGCCGACATTGGCGGTATCTTAATGGAATCGGTTCCTTACGATGCTACTACTCCAGTAGGAGTGATAGCTGTTAGTGGTCAGTTCAAAGGTGCTAAACTTAACCCAGCTTTGAATGCTGGTAGCTATAACAATGGCAATATTATTTCACGTTTAACAGTAACACCATAGGAGAAGACAATGAGTGTAAATTATGAAAATTATAGAGACTTAACCAAAGCCGTCCAATCAATGACGCCGCTTTCTTTGTTCTTAACAAAGACCTTTTTCTCCAAAGCAATGGTGAGCTATACTGGTAATATTGTAGTAGCTAAGAATACTGCTGCTGGTCAAGGCGTTGCTAAATTTGCTTTGGCTGACGCTGTACCACAGAATGTATCTGCATTAGGCGAAGATGCTAAAATCTTCTCTTTACCGGTAACTAAAGAGCAAATGATATTCTCAATTAATGAGTTTCAAAACTTGAAGACTGTAGGCAATACCATTGATGGTGCTGGCAGTGATCGTTTATCAGCATTCAATGAATATGTTTTGAGAAATCAAAAGATATTGAGAGAAAGAACTGAAAGACGATTCGAAATGTTAGCAGCATCTATCTTGGAAACTGGTAAATTTGAAGTAACTGAAGATGGCGTTAAGCACTCTTTAGACTTCGGTTTTGTAGATGGTACGCATTACACAGCTTTATCCGGTGCTAACTTATGGTCAGCCGATACGGCTAATCCATTCCAACAATTATCTGGCTGGATAAAAGATGTTCAACGTAAGGGTGGTGCAACAGTATCTCATATCATTATGGGTAGTTCTGCAGCAGAGTATTTCTTAAATCAAAAATTGGTTAAGGAAAAACTAAACTTATTGAACTATCAAGTTGGAACTGCAACGCCATTTGCTGGTGGAGCAGACATTGCAACAGGCGGATGGTTAATCGGTAGATTGCCGAATGGTATTCCAATTTACGAATACAGCCAACAGTATGTTGATGCTTCAGGCGACACTAAAGAGATGTTCGATCCTAAGAAAGTAATGGTTATTTCTGCACAAGGTCAATATCAAAAAGTGAAAGGATCTATTTACAGATTCAAACAAGATGCTATTGAAGTAGATACTCCAATGATTGAGTATTATGCTAGGATTAAGACTAACGAAGAAAGAACAGTGGGTAAATTTATGCTAGATTGGTCAGCCGTTCCAGCATTATTGAACCCAGATACAATCAAAGTAATTCAGGTATTGACATAATATGTATTGCTCTGTAGAAGATATTAAACGATTCTTAACAACTCCGATATTGAGTAATCTCACTACTGGAGACGACATTGCATCTATTGATGAAGCATATATCGAGGAAAGGATCGCCGAAAATACAGAGTTCATGGATGCAATACTATCGCAAAGATACAAACTGCCGTTAATAGAGACACATATCAGGTTGAAATATATCTGCGTTGAATTAACGGCGTTCTCTTTGCTCTCCAGATACGGCAATCAATTTGCTGATACCGATAAAATGGCATACATCAAAGATACAGCATTAGATAAATTGCATAACATATTTCTTACTGGTGAAGAGACATTGATATGGGAATATTTCGCAATCACTCAAACAGAGCTAGGAGAAAGATATGTCGCTACCTTCAGCTAGTTTAGGGCTTGTAAGTGAACTTGATGTTAGGCAGAGCTTTGAGAGTTACATCAAAGATACTCTTGAAAACTATGTAGATGGTAAAAATAAGTCATTGCTAGATTATAGCTACCAAGTAGTGTTGGCACCAAATCGAAAAAAAGAAGCATTAGATACAGTCGCAGTAGGCGTTATTTTTGTCAATTTTGCTGGCGAAGTCCCGCTTGAAAACACATACATTGAGATGAGCTTTAACGTAAGTATTTTTACCAAATATTTAAGAGGCGAAGGCGGCGCTATAGGTGCAATGACAATGTTAGCAAAGATCAAAGAAGCAATGGCGAA